CAGTATTTATATGCCATGTTTCCTCCTTATTAAGTTGTTTATATCATTTTTCATTATCATTGTATATTACGAAGTTGTTATTGTTTTAGTTGCAACTGCTGCTCCTGTAAATTCTTCTGTGGCACCTGTAAAAGAAGGAAATGCAGTAGTACCAGCTATTGCAAGTGCTGCTGTTCCTGTTCCTGTTCCAGCTCCTTGATTTCTTGCTGTTGACATTGTAGCTGGAGATGTATTCCAGCTTGTTCCATTCCAAGTTTCTGTAACTCCTGTACTTGCAGTGCCAGGAAATCCTCCCATAGCAACAGCAGAAGTTTGATTGCCTTGTCCTGAAGTTCCATATCTAGCTGTATTCATACTACTAACTGAAGTCCAACTTGTACCATTCCATGATTCTGTTGCTCCTGTAACTGGAGGAGTATCTCCAGCAAAAGCTAAAGCTGCTGTTTGAATTCCTGCTCCTGCTAAAGTATCTCTTGCTGTGTTTAGTGGATTAACTGTAGCCCACGCAGCTCCATTCCAAGTTTGTGTCTGTCCTGTAACTCCAGGTCCATTATTTCCACCAAAAGATAATGTGGCTGTTTGTGGTCCTGTAGCAATGTGCTTATATAAATTACCTGGCATACTTGTAGATGGTGACCAACTTGTGCCATTCCAAGATTCAGTAGATGAAATAAGTCCTGTTGGAGAATTACCTGCAAGTGCAAATGCAGAAGATGAAGATGCTCCAGACCCCGCTAATTGTTGTCTTGAAGTATTTAAACTATTTACTGAAGTCCAAGAAGTACCATTATATGATTCCGTTGCTGTAGAAGTAGTAGGACCTACACTTCCACCATACACTAAAGAATTAGTTTGAGTGCCATTTGCTGCTATTAAAAATCTTGCTGTATTTAATGATCCTCCACTAGCAAAAGAATCTGTATTAAATCCTGCAAGTTTAAATGCATAAGTAGCATTATTATACCAAACTTGTCCTTCGTCTAATGGAGATGGGTCTGTTGCTACAGATTGAACTGCAAAACCATTTATACCTTTATAAGTAGCCATGGTTATTTATTCTGTAATAGCCAGCCTTGAGTGTTGTCGGTAAATACTAAAGTTAAACCAGCTCTTTCAACTGACACGGTTAAATCTTCTGCTACACCTTGAATATTTTTTCCATTTCTTGCAATAATGAAATTATAGGAATCAAATGTTCCAGCATAATCAATGAAAGATACGAAGTCTCCAAGAGTTGGTGATGATGGTAATGTTGCTGTAATTGCAGTGCTGTTTGAACTTGTGTTTACAAAATAACCTTCTTTTGCAGTAACTGTAAAGTTTGTAGTCTTAACTGTTTGCCAAGCTGCTCCACCTGATACGGTTGCGAATGTTACAGCACCTGAACCATTAGTTTGTAATACTTGGTTTGTTGCACCATCTGCAGTTGGTAAAGAATAAGCTGTAAAACTTTGAACACCTGCTGTTGTTACAACAATAGGAGCATTATTAAATGAAGGTAATGTGTTAGGTAATGTAAAACTAACATTAGATGCAACTGTTGCACCTGCTTTTAATGATACATAGTTTGAGTTATCTGCATCCCCAAATCTAACTTCGTTTTGATTAGGTAATCTGATAGTAGATAAATCATTGCCTATATCAGTAGGATTTGTTCCATCTAAATAAATTATTTTATGACTTTTATCAGTTGCATCCCAAATAACAGAAGATCCTCCAACTTGATTTAATGCTACTGTGAAAGCTCCTGATGTTGCATTATCCACAATGTAAGTTTTTTCAATTCCAGTTTCAATAAATATTGTACAGTTTGCAGTAATTGTTCCTGTAAATTTTAAAATAGCATTTCTTGCATCTGAAATAGTAGCATTTGTCATTGACAATGTTGTATTAGTAGATGTAAGTGCTATAGATTGAAAACCTGCGATAGCTTGTTGTAGTAAATTTAAATTTGAGTTTGTTTTATCACCCCATGTACCTGAGTTTTCACCCGTTACCATTAACTCAAGTTTAAGGTCTGTAGAATAACTAGATGCCATATAAATTCCTTTTAAATATTATGTATAATAGCTAATTTTAGTTTGATTAAGCTGCTATGTCAACAACCGCCCAGTTATTAGTTACCCCTATATCTACAACTGCCCAAGCACTTACAAATAAACGGCCTGTAGAAGTTGTCATATTTACGCCAGTTAATGTAACAGACCCATCAATAGTAAATGTTACAGTTCCTGTAGTAGTTACAACACTAGAGCCTGTTAAAATAACAGTAGCTACATCTCCACTAGCTGTACCTGTAGTTACGTTTAATAAATTTGTAGTTAAATTAACTGTAGCATTACCACTTAATACTTCATCACCAATTAATATGTTAATTTGATTACCTGTTACTTCAAATGAAGCTCCAGCATCTGCTGTTAGTGTTCCCGTTGCAGAACTCATTGAATCACCAACTACTATTTCAGATGTATTACCATCTGCAGTAATTGAGTAAGCTCCAATGGTTGTATTTAAAATATTTAATGCTGTTAATACAACATCAGCATTACCTAAACCACTTTCATCTCCTAAACTTATTTGTAATAAATTTGTAGATAAAGTTAAATTAGAATCTCCAGTAATAGAAACTGTATTAACTGTAGAATTTAATTGTTCTCCAGTTATTGAAACATTATTATCTATTTGAATTGAAACAGAACTTGTAGTAGTCCCGAGAGCCGTGGTTATATAACCAACCCCCCAAGCATTAGCACCCCAAGTGCCTTGACCCCACGCTTCAAATGTTACTGTAGCGTCTTCGTTGCCTTCTCCCCAGTATCCTATACCGTAAACGCCTGAACCCCAGGGAGCCGACATAAATTCTCCTTAAGCTATTCTTAAGATAGCTGCTGCAGATGTAAATGCTGGGAATTGAATTGTAAATGTTCCAGATGTTGCAGTTTTATCACTACCAAAATCTAATACACATACTGATTTGTTAGAAGCTGATGTATTATAAATTAAAGCTCCTCTTGCAGTAAGTGTTACTCCTGTAAAAGATAAATCTGCGAAATCTACGATTGCTACTGAACCATCTAGTGATACTTGTTGAGAAGCTAGTACTCCTCCACCTGCAGAATACTGTCCAGTATTTCCAACTTCATCACTTGATGAGTATACTGTTGTAGTAGCGTTTAGTGTAGCTGCTGATGAGTAAAGTGCTAATTTAAAAACTTGTCCCGAACCTGAATCAAAATCGTGAACAGCACCTAAAATCTCTGATTTAAAAGTGTTGCACACTGCTTGTGTTATTGCCATATGTTGTACTCCTTATAGTTGTTATGGGGATGGTGAGTTAATTTTGATACGTAACACTCCATCCTGAAATTCGTCTCTGCGTCTTCTACCTGTTTGTTCTAACGCAAATCCTTGTAATGCTGTATTATACTTGTCTTGATACAGTTTGTACATATCCATCGGACCTTTTAGATACGCAAAAGCCTCCACTAAACATGCATATAATAATAATTCTGGTGCATTTACACTTACGTAAGTTGTTGTATTTGAAGCACTTAAACCATCTGGTGTATAAACATAATCTAAAGTTACTACATAAGCCAAATCTGGAGTAGGAGCTACTTCAATAGCATCTTCTCTAAAAGTTGCATAATATTTTGGGAATCCTGTAGAACCTGCTGCATTATATTCAGTAATAAAAGTATCATCTCTAGGTTCTAGAGCGACTTGAATATTTGAACTATTTGTTGCAACTACAGATCTTACAATTAAAGCTCTTCTGGAAGTAGTGCTTCCTGAAGATCCTGATGAATTTGGTAAAACTAAATATTTATTATTAGCTGTAAATGTAGAAGTAGCATATTCTCTAGAATAGTCTGCATCTGTTTCTCTAAATATTTTAAATTCAGAATCTCTAATAAATCCATTAACAATAGTAGCTGTTAAAACTCCTGAATCTACTTCTGTATAATCTCTAATTTTTTGTACTAATTCTGCGTATGTCATTTTATGTTATATTAATAGTTACATCACCTACATTTGAGTAAGCTGATCTTCTTGAATTAATAATATCTCCACTTATACCTGGTTCCATTCCAATAGCTGTGTATTGTCCAGGCCAAAAATATAAGTCTAATAATACAAGACAACCACCACCAGGCACAGTATCTGATCTAGCATTTTTAAGTCCTTGTGGATCTGCTTTATGATGTCTTGGATCTAATTGAGGATGTTTTGGTTCGTATTCAGTATAATGAACAAAAGAACCATTCCATTCTCTCTTCATTTCCACGTATGGAAATTGCATTCCTGATCTATCAGAAATAGATAATGATCTTTTACCTCTTGCAAATGCCATTAAATTCCATCTCCAAAGTAAGAATAAGGTGAAATATAAGAGCTTGTTCTTTGAGAGTCTTCTTCTAAAGCTCTTTGTAACTCATCCTCATATATTAGTTTTAATCCTTGAACTCTATCTGGAGAAAATTTTTGTCCTAGATAATATGCAAGTCCAGATATCATACATGGTAGAAATCTATAAGGAACGTTTGCTTGATCATTATAATCACCAGCATCTTGAATTCTACTAATGTAATAATACTTTAAATAAATATATTGAGCACAATCTGGTGTTAAATATAAACTGATTTTTGGATTAGTTTGACGATCCACATAGTATTGTGAAGGTTGTCCTTGTTGTCCTTTATTAGGAAGAGCTGCATAAGCAGATCTATCAATTTTATCTAATGAAATATCATTAGTTGTTTCAGTTATTGTTTGAGCAGTAGATACATAAGCTTCTAATACATCACTACAGTCTTGTGGTGTTGCATAAGTTGATACACCCGCAGTAAGTAATTGTTCTTTAAGAACAACTTTCCAAAGATGAACACCTCTATTTCCCCATTCAGAAAATAAAATGTTTAAACTTCTTCTTGCTGATTTTATATTGTATCCGCTGTTAGTTCTAACCCCACAACGTTCATAAGCTTCTTCAATAATATCATCTATGTCTAGATCGAATGTTGTAGTTCCTGAAGTAGCCATTAGACATTATTTTTTCTTAACGTTTTTAGAAACTTTCTTAGCACTAAATCCTTTTAACATACCTGCAACTTTTGCTGGCGTGTTTTTTGGAGTTATTCCTGCTTTTAAATATGTTTTCATTCCCATTTTAATATTCTCCGAAGTATTGTTTTTTAACTTGTATTTCTTTTTGACCTTTAACTATCATTTTACCTTTTTGAGCTTTTATAGGCTCTTCAGACATAGCTTGTTCAATAGCCATTCCTCTTTTTTTCTCATAAGAAGACAGTTTTCCGTCTTTATCTAAGTCTGCTTTAGAACTTAAATTTTTATTTTTCATCATAATCTAAATATACCTCATTTTTGTCATGTTATATATACCACCATCTTTCATTTTTTTAGGTTTATTTACTATTGTTTTAACATTTGTTGGTTTTGGACCAACATTAGCTACAGATCTTTTTCTAATCACTGCTGATCTTTTTTGACTCTCACTCATTCTTGCTGCTTTTGCAGCAGGAACACATTTTGGGTAACCTCTTTTTGAACCATTCGCTGATTTTCTTCCACATTCTTTATAACCTCCTCCTTTTTTAGGGGCAGAAATATCTACCCAATTCTCATTGAACCATTTTGCAAGACCTCCTTGCTTTAAACCAAGATCAAAGTAGTACTGTCCTGTTTTTTCAAACCCTTTTTCTTGTTTTTGTTTTGCTTTTTGCTCAGTAATAAGTCTTGCTGCTTCTTTAGAACCTACTCTTTTAGCAAGTTCTATTGTAGATTCTTCTTTGTTTTTATTTTCTGACATTATTTTAATAAATCTCCATAATAATCTTTTAAAGATTCATTAGAATAATTTTTATCATTCATTTCTACTTCTATAAACTTACCCATATAAGCACCTTTAGGTTTCCAATCTTTTCTTTTCTTGCCTGAAGGATCTTTTATTTTACCAGCACATATTTTTGAAGCATAAGCATTTGCATAGGCACTAGGATAAACTGCGAATTTTCTTTTTGCTGCTGATTTTCCTCTAGAACATAATTTAGTCATTATTTTTTCTTTCTTTTTCTAGATTTAAGCATAGCTCTAGATGGTTTTGCTCCACGAAGTTTTCCTTCTATTTGTTGAGGTATTTGTGATCTTCCTATTGGCATATGATTAATTTAGTACGGTATATACAATTCTACCATTCAATTTTTCTGCCTTCAAGTACTGCTTTCTATTACCATTTACTGAATAACTACAATGCACCCATCCACTATTAGGCTCATTCTCCTTCCAAAACTCAAGTATACATTGGTCATAATCAAAATTCTGTACAATAAAATCTGCAACATCTTTATTTGCTACTCCAAATATTTCAAAGTCTGCAGCTTGACCTTTGGTATGCTGACTTTTAGCTGAAGATCCTACAGCTTCACAAAGTGCAACTGATCTATAGCCAGAAGATATAGATACAGGCATGCCATAATAATCTCTTAAAGGTTGTAATATTTTTTCACAAAGTATTTTTAAATTTTCTATATGTTCTTCGTTTGGAATGTTTTCTATTCCAAGTCTCGTTGCCTCTTGAGACTTTGTTAATTCATTTAATGTAAAGCTTTTACTTAGTATCATTTCTTAATTTATTTATAACCTCAATAACATGTTTTTCATATTCTTTATTTGTAGAAAAGTTATCTAAAGTTTTAGCCATTGCAATAGGATTTCTATTTAATGTTAATTCTCTAACTCTTCTAAATTCTGCATACACTTTTTTTGTATTTAGAATTTCTATGTAATATTTAACAGAATCACACTTACTTTTAAAGACCCTTACT